GTTTCAACAGCTTTCTTGACAGCTTTTTCCAGTTCATACATTGAAAATATTTCATTTACTCTTTTTACAATATCATCAATGCTTTTCAGCTTTATTTTACTCAAACGATCACGATTCGCTTCCTGTTTTACTAATTTTAAAATCTCTTTTTCCTTACGCTTTATGAATTGCCTAATAACTCCCAATAATTCTCTTTCTTCTAGAGCTACAGGACTTCTTGTTGTAAGTGCCTTTTGTTCTGCATCCTCTTCCATTTCTTCTTTCTGACTTTTTTTCTTAGAATCAAACTTTTGCACAGGGTTCATCCCTTCCATATTGTTCATTCCCTGTGGCTCATCCCCCCAGTCGACATCAGGCAATCCCTCTTTCCTTCTTATTTCGTTAACAGACATTATTCTTGTATCTATCTGCAATTTGTAAAGATTGTACTTTGCTGTTTCTTCTTCAATATCAAATGTGTTAAACTTAAATTCAACATCTTCATAACCAAACTCACTTACAATTTCCTTATTGATATGATATTCTAACATATTGAGTAATGGTAAAATTGCTTTTCTTCTAAATACTCTACTTTGAGCGATCTCTGTTGCTCTGTTGCTATCCTCTGTAAACCCTAGTTCTGAAGGTGTAACTCCAAACATTCCCCAAACTAGTTTAGTGAACCATTGTTGGGAGCTAATTAATTCCAATTCTTGCGCTGAAAACTGTACTTTCTTAAAGTCGGCATTTGGTGAGCTCGTGATAGGCACTCTATGAAAAATCTTTTTTAGCCTTCCAGAGTTTGGATCTTTCTTCAACTGCAATTCATTCCACTTTTCGCTAAAATCTTGAAGATCTGCCTTACTCGCGCCAGCCAGCTGAATAAACCCTTTTGGAACATTGTTGTCTTCAAAATAATCTAGATTGTACTGTATGGAATGAATAAGCGTTTGTATAACATCAATTAAATTTTCAATAGGACTTCTTCCATAAATATCAAAACTTATCGGGTTTCTTTCCATCCATACTATCTCCCTTTTTCCAAATGGCACAGGTCTTGCTGATGTCAAATAACCATATTGAAAATAAGCGGCCCTCATTTGTGCATTAAAGACACTTAATCCGCCCGGTCTTGCTGTTTGTTCAGAAGTTGGATTTCTCAAATCAATGTTTACAAATGAATCGAGAATGATATCATCTCTTTCATCATATTTCCCAAACTCGTTAGGATTCTTCAAAAATCCAGCGCCATCAGTTGCACGTATCTCAACCATCTTTCCTGCTTTATTGAACTCTTTAACAATTATCCCTGAATCAATCTCTAGCAGTTCTCTGACAACAATTCTTAGAATATATCCAAAGCTTTCCTTGTTTGAATTTGGATTTTCAAAAAAGGTTTTTACCTCATCTATATGTGCCTGCACGACAGAGTCATCTTCGCTAAACCCTTCTTTTGGTATAATATCGCGAGGAACGCTCACGACTTCATCAATAATTGTTTGAATTGCCATAGCTGGTTGAGGTGCGGATGCAACACGCCTTATTGTGTAAATGTCCTTAAATTTAGGCCAACCAAATGGTGGTTTGACAAGAAAGCCAGGATAGTAAGCTTTGCTTATAGCTCCTCGTGGTTCTGTGTCGCTGAACGCTACCCCTTCCGGAACCTCTTTGTTGTCTTGTTTTTTTGTTATACCTAAAACTTTGTGATACCACGCCATAGCATGAATCTGTGATATAATTTTTTGTTCGAGTTGCCTTTTAGCTTTTGTTACAGTTATATTATTGTGTAAACTCTTGGCTCTAAATCCCAAGTAAAATAACATAAGCTGTCAGCGAAGTCAGGACTCTTTTTCTCCGATGTATCTTCATCTCCTTCTCCCGGATCTAAAATTCTTATTTTGTTAGAACTTGTTAGCTTCCACTTCATCTTGCTTAGCTGATCTTTAAGCTTTGCATTATCCAGAATTATTATGTTTCCAGATTCAAATTGTTTTCTTAAATGAAAATATGCTTGCGACTTCTGGTTCAAAAACCTCTTTTTATCTTCCTCACTTGTTTCAATTCCTTTTCCACCATGAAACTGCACAACTTCTGGCTCAATCAGATTTTCATTCTTTAATTCTTGTAATCTATCACTAACTCCCCCACCCAGCCCATCAGTGTCAACGCAAATTCTTTTTATGTTTGATTCATTATTTAATATCTTTAAAACTCTCCCTACTGTCGTCATGGTATCTTCCTTTGCATGAGCTTCCAAGTGCTCAACAACATAGAGCGATTCATACTTGAAGCCTTTCGTGATGACAGTAAGGTCTTGTCCAAACCTTGCAACGTCAACACTTATCCTTTTCTCTCCGCTTACATCTTTAGGTATTTTTCTTATTGCCTTATTAATCCAATTCCAAGAAATTAACTGATCCTCTGTTTCTTCTGGAAATTCAGCTTCATACAATATCTTAAATTCTTGAGGCGTTAATTCTTTCTGCTGTCTTTTGATAAATTCTTCTGTTGTCCTGCCTTCTTCTAGTGCAACTTTCCAGCCTATGTGAATCTTATAGTAATCTGGATCTATCCAGTGTTGCCACATATGATTATCTCTATGTAAGGGATTCCCAATTTCAATATAGCCAGCGTCTTCAGGATTATCTCCTAACATACGACTTATTTTTGAACGATAAACTTCATACTTTATGTCACAGCTTTCGTCCACAACCACTAAATCCGCTCCAAACCCCATCAAAGCAATTCCTTCACCTTCAGCAGTCAAGGTTCTCATTTCTATGCCGTTCTTCCAAGTCATACGTTTTCTGCTTACTTCTTTATTGATCCAATCCTTTCCTTTTCTATCAACATCCAATAAGGCCATGAATATCGGACTCTTCGCGATAAAATTCGCCATATAGTTCCTGATGATTGTTGTCTTTTCCTGTGTTGGAGCAATGATTACAAGTCGTTTATTTTGATGTCCAAGAATCCATAAAAGAAGTCCTAAACTTACTGAGTAGCTTTTCCCGTATCTGGTCATACAAGCAATAACCACTCTCTTATGTTCCCCAAAAGCGATAGTCCTGACTATCTCTTCTTGCTTTGGAGTCAGATTAATATCAAACAAAAACTTGCATAAACCTTTAACCTTTCTATTTCTGAATAAATATCTAAGGCTTTCTTTCTCTCCGCTTATCATTGTCCATTTCTTCCTGGGCTATTTGTATGATGTCAGCCCTGCTTAGATTAGATATATCTGCTTCAATCCTTGTAACGTCAAGACCAGTTAACTTAGCTTCAAATTCCATAGCCCTTATTGCATCCATGGCCTTGATTTCTTGATTTTCAAGATCTCTTACAAAGCGTCCCTGTATCCCCTTAGCAAGTCGCAGAAGCCTCTTTTTACGTTCCTCGTTTGATTCCATAACCTCTTTCTTCGCTTCATGATTAAGGTCCTCTCTGTATTTCTCCCAGCCATACTTTTTCTTCCAAGTATGAATCGTATTCTTGTTTTTCTTCAAACTCCTAGCTATCGTTTCAATAGGAATTCCCTGCAAATATTGTTCAAGAGCGTCTTTTTGGACAGACTTCAATTTTTTTGTACTGGTCATTTTAGACTATTTTTGACTAGTTCCGCTTTCTTGCCGGTGAGCTTTTCCCACCTCTTTATGATAACCTGTGCATAAAGCGGTTCAATCTCAATCAACCTACATCTTCTACCAAGAAGTTCAGATGCAATGAGCGTGCTTCCCGATCCACCAAAGGGCTCCATGATTATCTCTTTAGGGTTTGACAAGACCTTAAGATAAGATATCAAGACAGGAATAGGTTTAGTTCCAAAAACAAGGTTTTGCCCACTAGCCGCTTCCGTGTCCGCAGTCCAGGTTACATGGTCGCTTACCTTCGCAGTAGCAGTCTTTTTCTTTCTATTAAATGCACTTTTCCCTAGTTGTCCATATAGCGCGACCTCATAAGAATTGACAAATTTTTCCTCTTTCTCTTTCAAAAATGATTCATACTCTTTTTCAAATTCCTCGTTTAATGGCTTAATGCCCTTTTCAGCTAGAATAGCAACATCATATTTGTTAAAGAAGAAATACTCGCGTGAAAATCCCTGTGATCTATTTGGAAGCCACCATATAACCATGTTCCTAACTTTCCAATATTTCTCCATGCATTGCCAGAGCTCTGGAGTGTTACGCCAGTTTTCAAAAATCATGATGTTTGCACCTTTTGAATTCTGAAAGTTATTTGCAATTGACAGCCACTCATCAAACTCCGGAACTCCGCCAGCTCGTTCCACTCCTAAATATCTTCTTTGACCTCTAAAACCAAATCCTTGCTTTGTCTTTACATACCCCTTAAACCTTCCTCTACCATTCGTTTCCCCTACTTGTGAATACGTTTTATTTTTTATTGACTTTCCACCACCTAGCTTTCTCATTCTTTTTGTATAAGCTAGCTTGTAAGGCGGATCTGTAAACATAAAGTCAAATTTCTCATCACCCAGTAAGTTTTCCCAGTTTTTTCTATCTATAGAATTGCCAACAATTAACCTGTGCTCTCCAAGACTCCATATATCTCCTTCGTTTACATATAACTCTTTTTTTTGCGCATCTTCTAATTGTTTATCTATATCAAAGTCTTCATCTCTTTCAACTCCAAATAATTCAGCAAGTTCTCTATCCTCAAAACCTGTAAATTCCAAATCGTAATCAACATTTTTTAAGTCGCCAAATTCTTGTTTAAGCAGTTCAAAATCCCATTCTGCATACTCATGTGACTTATTGTCCATGATCCTGAAAGCTCTTACTTGTTCAGGGGTTAAGTCTTCAGCCCAGATTACAGGAACTTTTTTTAGTCCTAACTTTTGAGCGGCCTTTAATCGCGTATGTCCTGCAACAATAACATTATTCCTATCTAAAAGAATCGGGTTCTTGAAACCAAACTCTTTAATTGATTTTACAACTACATCAACCGCCTTATCGTTCTTTCTCGGATTTCTTTCATATGGAATTATCTCGGAAAGTTCAATGTATTTTATTTCAAGTTCTTTTGTCATTGGTCACCTCAAATATCGCTCAAGTTCAGGTTCCTCGCTTTGTTTTTTATTTCCTGAATTAGTTTATTTTTCTCCTTGATTTCATTTCTGATATTCTCTAACTGTTCATTTGTATTGTCGACTTTTTTCTTCCAGTTATTGTATTTGTCATCTTTCTGCAAAGCGATGATGTTTTCCTTGAGTTTAATCTGCTCCTCGGTAAGCTCAACTTTCTCGACATCACTTTCTTGCTTCATTAATTGCGTTAGAAGATCTTCCTGTATGTCTAATGCTTTTTGAAGATCTTTCTTTTCTTTTTTTAAAGCATCAAATATTCTCTTGATTCCGTTTTCTTTAAGAGTAATTTTCCACAGAGTTGTTTCATCTTCTTTTTCTGTTGTAACTTCTCGCGTCAATTCTTTGCGTCTTTCGTCGTATGAAAGTCTTGCACCATTTTGATTATTCTCCTCAGTCATGTTTTATTTTCACCTCCGTTATTTTTTGTATCGATTCTATGTAGTCCAACAACTTGAGCCCTTTTTCTGTGAAAGAAATATTGTAATCACGTTTTTCATATTCTGGGTTGTTAAAGACTGGATCAATCAACCCACTCTTTTCAAATTCAAGCATGATCTCTCTCACCCATTGATATGCAAAATGCGTTTCTCTCGCGATCTGCCTCATATTCGGCTTCCTTCTCCGAATGTATTTCAACATCTTATGATACCTCTCTCTTACTAGGTAT